AATTGTTGAAAAAGTTAAAGTTTTTATATAGAAAAACTTTAACAAATTTTATGGGTATAAAAAGAAATATGGCTAAAATTTATTTAGATAGATTAAAAAGAAGACATGGGTATTCTGGTGAAAAGTATGGGGAGCTTATAAAAAAGATAATAGCCGAGAATACAAACAATATTTCTGAAAGAATAAGCAGAGTATCAAAGGAAAAATGGGAATTATCATTGGAAAAATTACAAACAACCATAAAAGAAAAAAGGAAATTTATCATACCTGATATTTCGGAAGTGAAACCTGAAAAGGCATTCTATATTCGAAAAGCAGCCGAAAGGGGAAATTTGATTAAGGATACATTACGGGACAGATTAACGGAAAAATTAAGAAGCACATTATCGGAATTTACTCCTAAAACGGGTGAAGCTACATTTATTAAAAGACGTGGGGTAGAGGCTGGAAAAATCAATACAAAATTAATAAAGGAATTTGAAGGTGGGATTAAAGAAACCTTTCTGAATTATGTAAAAAAAGACAGAAAGTTGGGGATGCCGAGCAATATACATTCAATTGCCGTTACGGAAATAAGAAGCACAATAAATCAGATGAAAAATAAATTTAATGATGAACTTCAAAAGAAGAATCAAGATTTAACTATAATAAAAATATGGAGGCATAATAAAAGCCTAAGCCATGAACCAAGGAAAGGCCATCTTGAAATGAATGGGAAGGCAATTCCTATTAATCAAGTGTTCATGGTCCCACTTTATAAAAAAATAAGAGACAAAAATATTTTAATTACAAAAACACATATGCGTTATCCTCATGACGAAACGGCCCCAGCCGAACAAGTAATATCATGCAATTGCGATATTGAATATACGGCAAGACCGAAACGAAATAATTTTTAGGGAGTTTATTATGCAAAACTACTATCCAGATAATACAAACTCGGACGCCGCCCAAAACAAGAAAGTGCTTGACATTCAAAATGAAAACAACTATTATAAGAACAAGATGGAAATTTTAAAGACTTTAAGGCAGGCAGGGTTAAATCTTTCTAAAATGTATGAAGCCAATATCAAAATAGAAATAAACGTAAATAATGAATTAGGATTGGCGAAAGTTTCAGTACTTGAATTTAATTTATAATTTAAAATTTCACCGAGACCACCTTACCAAAGACCTTTGAGTGATTTAATAAGAGGATTTTATGAAAAATCTTAATATTGAAAATCAAGGGCAAGATACCAAAGAAATACAAAAAACAAAAATTAACTTTATGTTTCATCCCTATCAATTTGTTGACGGGAATCATGCTATTGAAAAGGCTGAAAAAGAAGGAAGCAAATTAAGAAAATATCTTGTTGGAATAACTTCCGGCATAGACACCGACCAACACAATGAAAGGATGACAAAAGAATGTATTAAAAGTTTTATTGAACAAGCCAATAGCGGAAATTTACTTCTTTATCCTGATGTCCACGGGATAAGGCAAAGCGAAGATATTGGGATATTGATGAAAGGGGAAATATTAGAAAATCATGATTGGAAAACAGAATATAGGTTGTATGATGAAGAAGACGATGTTGGCCCTGTCAAACTTGAAAAAATAGATACGATATGGAAGCAGTTAAAAGGATTGCCACCATATACTCACCCAATCCAAAAAGGATTTTCTATTGAAGGTATAATCCCGGACGATGGAATATTATCATCCGAAAAAGATGCTATGGGCAATTTATCAAATAGGATTATTAATAAAGTTATATTAGACGGTGTTGTTTTAGTACCAAGGCCAGCTTATCAACACTCCATAGCTCACAGTATTTATAAAGCACTTGGTGAACTCTCGCCATGGAAAATAGAAAAAATACAAAAGGGAATAAGTAATAAATTATCTGAAGTTATAAACGGTAAAAATATTGAGAATTTATATTATAAAAAGAAATATGAAATCAATGACGCATTAGAAGAAATAATTGAAGAAATAATGTCAGGAAAAGAATTAGAAAAGAAAAAGCAATTAGAGATAGCTTTTGATGAATATAAGAAATTGATGACGGAATTGTTGCTTCAATCAGAATCTATATTCCAATTGGAAGGTGGATTTGGTGAACAGTCAGAGAATGGTACAAACGAAGTAATGAATCCGTATGGTAATGTTGGGGCTTTGAAATCGTCCAAGTTAGACATTTACAAAGCACTTCATTATCACATACAACAGTTTGTAAAAATTATGAAAAATAGGAGGATGTAGAAAAATGAAACCAAACAAAAACAATACTGTTGACAAAGCCTTATCACCTGAAGAAATGACAATCCTTTCAAACATTCAATCCTTAATACAGGAACTTGTGTCAATGAGTGGCGAAAAAGCTCAAGAACCTGTTAAAGAAATTGATGATGAAGAAAAAGAAATGGAAAAGGCCGACATGAGTGGAACTGGAAAAGAAAACAAAGAGGATGAATATTTAAAAGAGAAAAAAGGGAAAGTAAAAAAAGAAATTGAAAACACACCTGGCGAAGGTCCTGATGCAATGTCATCGGCCGAAGATAACGTGGATGAAAATCTGCCAGAATCTACAAAAGATAATGTTGACGATGTGGCAAAGGCACTTGCGAGTGCTATAAATCTAACATTGAAATCAAGGAAAGAAACAAAGAAATCAGTTAATCCTGTAATACAGACCTTATCCGATTTAACTGAAACAGTTAAAAAGAATTCATTGGACATTGAATCAATTTCCAATGCGGTCGCTAAAGTATTACAAGGATTAGGGGTTGATGAGCAGTTAAATATTGCTCATAAATCTTTACAAAATTCTTCTTCAAAACCAATTATCAACACAGATAATGATGCAACATTGAAATTCGTTGTTGATTTAATAAACAAAGCAAAAGATTCAAATATGGAAGAAGGGAACAAAAAAGGAACGACATATCAGAAAAATGCTGATATCATCAACAAAAATTTAAGCGACAAAAATGTTCTTAAAGCTTTAGTTGGTGTAGACAGATAATGAGAATAAGATTAAAGAGTAAAATGAAAAGTTTTAAAAATAATAACAACAATGCCAAAATTAAAGAGGAGGATTAAAGAATGAATCCATTAATTCATCAGTTTAATCGATTTGAAAAAGACAATCAATCACTTATTCAGAAGGCATTGACAACTGCAACAAACGTTGGTAATGCGTTAATTCCAGAATCTTTAGAACAGATAATGACCGATACTGTTCAAAGATTATCACCAGAATTAACTTTAGCTGAAACTAAAAAGATAGCTTCGGATACACATAAGTTTAACAGAATAACAGAACTTCCAAATCGTGGTGGAGCTATGGGCGAGAACGCCACAACTCCTGCAACAAACTCAAAATCTCAAAGAGTAGATGTTAAATTAAAAGTTGTTCGAAGAAAATCACGCATCACTAACTTCTTGCAGGATTCAGCCTCTGGATATCTTGATACCGCTGCATGGGAAATGCAGAATCATTTACGCCAACACGTTAATGATTTAATTTACTACATGCTTTACGGAAATAAAGATTCCAATGCTTGGGAATTTGACGGATTGGAAAAATTCATAAACACAAAAAGGGTAAATGAAGTGCGTGGGGGCGTAGTTCCTACGGATACAACCTTTTTGGATAGCATGATTGACCATTCGAATAGAAAAGGTGGAGCTTCACATCGAAGAGCATTCGGAATGAGTCCTGAGATGGTTTCAAAAGTTTCAAGACTTTTAACAAATAACGTTCGTGTTATACAGCCAATTACTGGTGCTGGTTTGACACAAGTAGATATTGGCGGAGGTTGGAGGTTAAATGCTTATCGTGATATTCCAATCATTGAAACAACTTCAACAAAACCAATTGAACAAATGAGACCTACTATAACCTTGGCTGGCGTTGCTACTGGTGGCGGTTTATCTGATGATGATTATTTTATCCAGATTGCACCTATTACCTATGAAGGTGAACAAGAAGCAAGTGCTGAACAAACAATTACATTGTCAGGTGGTGGAGCTGCTCAAAGAATAAGAATATCTTTAAGTGATGTTCATAAAGATGCTAAAGGTGTTGCTAATGTTTTAGCTTATAAAATTTATTTAAGCTTGGCAACAGGAACAGAAAAATTGCTAAAAATAGTTTCAGCTTTTACCTATGATTCTGATGGAACTATTACTGGGGATAACGGAACAGGAACAAACTATATTTACATTGACAGTTTAATTCCAGGGTCCGATGTTCCTACGCATATGCAAAATGATGTTCCTTTGGTTGCAACCGGAAGCATTATACCTGAAATAGTTTATTTATGGGATTTAGACCCAATTCAAGGATTGGGAAAATTGCCATATACAAACACAGGTGGAAGTCAATTTCAAGGCTTAGTCACGACCGAACCTTTGGCAAAAGTAGATGACTATATTCAATTCTTGGTAAAATCTTATACTGCTGTTGCTGATGCATTCGAAGCAACAAGTGCATGGCATCGTGGATTGAGAACAGCTTAAGGATTTGAATAATGGCCGTTTTGACAGAGAAAGAATATTTAAGTCAAAAGAAAAAGAAGCCAATAAAAAAGAGTGGCGATGGTTCTGTATCAGAGACTGTCGCCACTCTTAATAAAAGAGAAAAGAAAAATGAAGATAATAAGAGAATTATTTATGTTCTTCAGCACCCTGAAAACTCTACTTTTAT